CGCGCAGGATTGTCGAAAACGAATTCGGCCAAGGCGGCGTATTTCCCGCAGCCCGCGCTAAAGCCGTCGGCATGATCGACGAAGTTTGGAATCCTATCTCGGAGGCCGTACAGTGATGGCAATCACCGCATACGATGATATAGTAAAATTGGTTGACGAATCATGGGACCAAGCCGAAGCCGACGCAAGATGGCGGACTCACACTTCCAGCGAGTCCAGCCCTTCCCGCGCGTATCGGTCCGCGTTTTCGTGGTACGATTCCAGCGCGCTTGAATTGTTCGGTTCATACAAATTGCAAATCCGTGATTTCAAAAACGATCAAGAATTTGTCAATTTGTCAGCCGTCAGAAATGCACTTGCGCGGCTTGACCAAACAGACGGCCCGACGGATAACGAACGGGACGAAATACGAAACAATCTCCAGCGGTATCTCGCGAGAGCCGCCGAAGATACAGACAGCGCCTCCGCCAGCGTGGAGACTGTCGCCGAAGTGCCGGAGGGTAACGCCGACGGATCAAATCAAGACAAGGAGTCCGAAATGGATACCGAACAGATCAAGGCCGAAGAGCGCAAGCGCATTTCCGCCCTTGAAAAACTCGCATCAAGTTTTCCGGTCGCTCGTCAGATCGTAGACGCCGCCATTGAATCCGGCGCGTCCGCTAATGACATTTTGGCCGATGTTTTGGCTGCCGACAAATCGCAGCAGGCCGCTCGTGCCTCTGTTGACGCTGCCGCATCCGAAACCACGGCATCAGTCATGCCCGACAGCGCGAAAGCAAGCGAAGAGGAAAATTCTTTCCGCCTGCTCTTCAAAGCTCAGGGCCTCAAAGTAAAGGAGTAACGCATGGCCGCACAAGTCACAACCACATATGACACTCAGTCAATCCAGCTTTCAGGCAAGCAGCGAAAGGTAAAAGTCTCGCTCGGCGAGGGCGTCCTGACCGCTGGCAGCCTGCTTTTTTGTAATTCGACTTCCGGCGAGTATGAAGCCCCCGACGCCGCTTTTGCCAACCTCGGGACCCCCGTCATCCTGCTTGAGGATATCGATGCCACTGCCGCCGCTGTCGATTGCTTGGTTGGTATTTCCGGAGAGTTTGCTGACAACAAGGTCACGCTGCTCCCGGCACTGACCACGCTTGATACCGCTGTACCGCTTGGCACCGCCGATGCAGCCGCCACACTTGTCATCCTCGCCCCGCAGATGCGCGATTTCCTCAGGATGTTCAACATCGAGGTTATCACCGCGCAGAATATCGAAGTATAAGGAGATTGCAGTATGTCAATGATTGATCTTGCACAGAAATACTTTCACGCAATTTTCCAGCGTTCGGAGATCCGCGTCCCAACTCTCGCGCAGTCGCTCTTTTTGCAGAGCGAGCCCGTGGTCGAGTCCGGCTCGGACGTGATCGAACTGGAAACCGTCAAGGGATTTGAGACAATTTCAGAGCCCGTCAGCCGCAACTCGACCGCCTCTGACGGTACCAAGATTTACGTTGCCGGAAATGCCACAAATCGGAAGATCCTTTTCCCCCTCGCCCAGGACGAATTTGCCGTTGATTCAGGCCTGCTCAATCGCCGGATCGTCGGCTTTGAGTCGCCCTATCGCCCCCTGTCCCGTGAGGCCCGTCGCTTGTATTACAGCGCCGAACTCATGAAGGAAATTGTCAAGAGCCAGCTCCGCGGCCATGAGTACGCCGCCATGACAACCTTTTTCGACGCGGCCTTGACGACACCCGACGGCGCCATTGATTTCGGCCGGACAGCCGCTCTCAAGAATCGCAAGGTTGTCGACAAGTGGTCCGTCACCGCTACCGCGAATCCCCTCAAGGATATCGGCGACGCGCTGAAGGCTATCAGGCAGACAAGCAAGATGGGCTCGTCCCCGTTCGTGTTCGCGCTCATGTCAGAAGGCAGCTTCGAGAATTTCCTCAAGTGGGCTAGCACTCAGAAAGAAAACCAGAACATCCGGATTAATAATATTTGGCTGGACAATTTCGCGAACGTCCCCCCGCAGGCCGGTTTCATGATTGCCTCCGGCGCCGTCTATCATGGCTGGGTCACGACTCCCTACGGCGCGCAGCCCGTCCACATTTTCACATATCCAGAATATTACGAGGCCAGCGGATCTTCAACTGCCTACGTCCCAGCAAACAAGGTTGCCGTCTGCTCGTACTTCCCCGAGGCTTTCAAGACATTCTACGGTCCCGGAAAGCGCGTGGCTGAATCGGCATATTATGAAAACATGCTGTCTGGTCTGATCGACGAGGTCGAGATGGAGAAATCCGAAAAGGTAATTGGCGGCGCTCGCATCCCGATGGAAGTGTTCAACACCGTTCTCTATCCTCTCGGTCGCGGAACTGGCGATGGCGGTGTTGTAGAATCGGCCCCGCTGTTCGTCCCCCGTTTCGCCGATTGCGTTGCGACGCTGACAACCGAAGTCAAAATCTGATAGGAGGCCGTGAATGTTTGTAGTCGGGAAGGATAGGACGCTGTACATGCCAGGCGGCGCGTCGTACCTTTCCGGCAACGCGGTCCCCGAGCGCGTGGTTGCATACATGCGCTCGAATGGGTCGCTTGCCGGATACCTCGCCGCTGGTGCAATTATTGACACCACGCCGAAACCGTCAACCGAAAAATCCCGCAAGGAATTTTCTTTTGACACTGACAAGGAAAAAGAATAATGCAGGTCCGGCAATCCATCGAGAGAGCACTTGCCGCCAATCTGGCAGCATTCGGCGACGCGGTTACTCTTGTAACGCCCGCGGCCGTCGAATATGTTGTCGATTCAAACGGTGATCCGCTCCTCGGGATTATTGAGGATGCTACAAAAGTGATGGATCTCGGGATTGACGGCGAGCCCATAATGTCTCGCCTGTCAGTCACGATTCCCACGCACTTGCTCCCGGTTGCGGTCACGCATCCGCCGCAGTCAAAACGGAAATGGCGCGTGCGGATCGGAACCGCGGAACACCTTGTCGAGGCAATATATCCAGACCGGACTACAGGCATCACGACATTCATGCTATCGATTTCCGAAAGGGTCTCGCCATGAGGAACGCGCTCGCTCTTCCCCGTCATCTTGCAACCGTGCTGCGTTCCACTTGGCCGGATATTGATTTCAGCCCGTTTCAATCCCCGCGTAATCTTGTTGACCCGCGGTCACTCACCCCGCACGTCTATATATCTATCATCGAGGGGAATTTCCCTGAAGGTCGTGGAGATAGACGAGTCCAACAGCATCAGCCGCAAATCGCTTTTGATATTTACGGTTTTGCAAAATCTCAGATTGCCGATGATGACAGTTTTGACGTTTCGGCATACGAGACAGCAACAAACCAAACCGAGGCGATTGCTGGCGCTGTCTATGATTTATTGATGGCCGCGGATTTCGACAGACGATTTGAGGAATCTACCGGGTTGACATATCTTGACAATTACGGCACGATATACCCGATCCGTCTGGAGTCTACTCAAGGGCCAGACCCTGAAGGCTCCGGGATCGGGATATCACTTGTTAGGCTGATTTTTGGAATTGAGACAATCGAACGACCGCTTGACGAAACACCGAGCGGGATATTACTATTACAAGGCACCGCGGTAAATACGATAACTATTTAACCGCTGAAAGGAATCAACATGCCAATTTCCGCATCTGATTTGACGACGGTGCGCGGCATTTCGACGGTAGAGCGGTCTTTTCAGGCGACCGCGCAAAATCTGCCTCCGAAAATTGCGCTCCTCGGTTATTATGATAACACAATCGCTACCGTGGTCGATGATACCCCGGTACTTTTGCTTAACGCAAACGACGCCGGGACACGTTTTGGTTTTGGCACTCACTTGCATCGGCTGGCCAAGTACGCATTTTCTGGCCGCGGCTCGTCCTCGGTCCCGATTTATGCCGTGCCTGTCGCCGATCCTGTTGGTGCAACCGCATCCGAGCGGACGATCACCGTGACAGGGCCCGCTACCGCTGCCGGGTCAATCGTCGTCAAGGCCGGGTCATTCCTGGCTGACGATGCGCTGACAGTCTCGATTGCAAACGGCGACGACGCTACCGCAATCGGCGCCGCTATTGCTGCCGCGATCACCGCAAATTCCAGCCTGCCATTTTCCGCCACAGCCGCGCTCGGGGTTGTGACGCTTGTCTGTAAAACAAAGGGCGCCGTCGGTGAAGGATACGCCGTCACTGTTGATACCACAAACGCACCTGCTGGTACTACTTTTGTAGTGGCCTCGTCAGTCACCGCTACCGGTACACATGTAATCACTGACGCACTGGCCGGAATTACGGCATCGAATATCTGGTTTACGGATATTGTCGCCCCTGAGTATACGTCTGTTTTTTTGGCAGCCGCAGATACTTTTGTTGGAAACCCGAACAACAAAACCGGGAAGTATGATTCTATATCGTACACCCCGTGCGTTTTCTGGTTTGCGAACACGGCAGGCGGGTCGGCTGGACTTTCCTCCGCGATTACTGTCGGCGACAACAACAAGGGAATTGCCGGCGCGCTGTACGTGCAGGCTCCGTCATACAAAGAGCAGACAGGAGAGATTTGCGCGTACCTGGCCGGGACTGTCCGCGTTGTTTCCGCATCAAATCCGGCGAAGGATTTCACCGGCCTCTCCCTTGCACTTCTTGGCGGGCCTGTTGTCCTGACTGACGATTGGACTACCGATTATGCCAGCCGGAACCTTGCCATTCAAAACGGTATCGCATTTATCAAGCGCGAAGGGTCTACGCCGGTCGTCGGTGATTTGACAACGCTCTGGCACCCTGCGGATAATCATAATGGCGGTTTCAAATGGCTTGTCAATCAATGCAAGATTTGGAATATTGCAAATTCCATCAAGATCGATGACGCCAGACCTGAGAATTTCAACCGCCCGATTGTGTCCGATGCGGCCCGCTCACGTGTTGCTGACGCGATTGATACCGACATGGTACGCGCCAGGATTGCGACGCTTGCAGGACAGTGGGCCAGCCGCGGATGGATTTATACCGACGGGTATACAATCGAAAACATGATTGTCTCGATCAATGACGCGAACCCAGACCGGATTGACAAAACTGTGCCCGTCATCCTTTCCGGGAATAACCGCATCGAAGATACCGAAGTCCAGGTTGATCGCAATCTGGCCATTGTGGAGGTGTAAATTATGGCTCAGAATGCCGGAACAATTCGGAAGCTCACACTTGGCGGGAAAGTGATCTCGCTCCCGGTTGACGTCGATGCAAAATTCGACCGCGGCGGGACTCGCATTTCCGAAGTCATGAAGAACAACGACGGGACGACAGCCAAGAACGAATTTTACAACGGGTCAATCACCGGAATCACCTCTCGTGTTTTTGGATCTGACGGGACGATGGATTTCTTGTTCGATTTGGCTGAATCATCCGCAAGCGGGACAGTGATTTCCTGTCTTGTCGAACTTGCCGACGGATCAAAGTGGACGGCCGGTACATACGTCGTTTGCAAAGAGGGCCCGTATGGGACCCAAAACGCGGTATTCGAATTTGAGATTCACGCGCATCAGGATTCTGGCGGGGTTTTCAAGAAAGCGTAACATTCGAGGCGGCGTCAAACGGCGCCGCCATTTTTACAATAAAATGGAGGATTGAATAATGGAACGAATCAGCAAAGAAAACGCAGAGCGGATTTTGCAGTCTATCGTCGACAAGCTCGGGTGCATGCAGACAGTCGGGGATTTGAAAACCACGCCGTTTTTTGACGCAATCAAAGAGGGGCGTGTCAGCCTCGAAAATGACAGCATCAAATATACTCTTCGTTCTCCAGTCACGTTTGGCGGGCAGGAAGTAAAAACCGTCACCGTGTCTGATCCGCTTTTTACGGTCATCGATGGCGCTGGGGTCAATGTCCTTGATATGGTCGCTGGCCGGGACATGGCGAAGAAGGTATCAGTATATTGCAATATCCCGGTCGAATACGTGCAGGCCATGCGTGCCCGTGACGTGACGTTTATTGCTACATTTATCGTCCCACTTTTTATGATCTGATCGACGAGAGGATAGCGCTCGTGTGCGCGGTGTACGATTTGACACCTTCCGAATATCGTAACCGCCACACTATCGCCGATCTTGCGTATGACATGCGGATGGGCGCCCGCGTTTTGAAAATCAAACAACCAAAGGAATAAGAACATGGCGACCGGCTACAGCATAGCGACAAAAATCACAGCGCATGACGCCGCGAGCCAGGTGTTGCGGAATGTACAGGCGTCGATTGATAAAATGTCAAGGTCTGCAAGTCGCGCCGGTGATGTTTCAAGCGGTCTATGGTCTAAAATGAAAGCGTTTGCAGGCGGCCAATTGTTGGCAT